CACCCTCGGTTCATAATACAAATCATTATAGTATCCAGCCCGATTACTCATACCGATCGTTAACCCGATTGTAACACTATGTATTTGTGGCTCATGTCCGTTATCAATATGTACATAAAATATGAAGTTCGTATCATCATAATACCAGCTTTTCTCATTACTTACGCAATCAGCAACATTCGCCTGTTCTGTATATTCGTCAGCATCGACAAAACATGAACCAACTGATATTTGTACTCTCCGATCGCCCTCGCCTATATTATAATCGCCGATATTTCCATCACCTATATTATGTAATTCACCCGTTGTACTCCATTTATGCGCCCACACTCCCGGGCTGTAGTTATACCATCCCGTTTCTGCCAGTCCTAAATCCATTTCGACTAATACAGTTTTTTCGGATGTTGTCTTATCTATAAAATCAGCGTATGTCATTTACCACTCTTTATACAATATTGTTAATCGTAATGGTATCTTTAAATATCCTGTGTTTCGCCAAGTCCACCCGCCCCAAAAATGTCCTGCTTTAAAACCGTAATCAATAATTACATTGTACGGTTCTGGTAATAATGAAGCTGTACTTAAAGATATCAAATACAATCCGCCTATAAATTCCAATTTTCTTTTATCATTATCAACCAGATCAAATACTTCCCTTGCGATAGGATTAGCTTCATAATATCGTTGATCCTGTATACCATTTATTGTTGCATCATAATCCGAATAAAAATTGAAAATAGCTTCTGCATTATTTAATGTCGGATTCATTAACAATCCAATAATTAAAGCTAAGTTCAATAGATTCATTTACTTTATTTTAAATCAAGATTTTTAATTACCCCATCCCGTTTCTGTCAGTCCCGAATCTATTTCAATTAGTATTATATATATGCAATCTCTACTCCATAGAGTCTGGCTGAGTCTGTTAATGTATCATTTGGACGAAAATTTAATAAATAATAATATGCTGTATTATCTACTGAAGGATAATTAATTGTATCATCTGTCACTTCTGCTAAGGTAGTCGAAGTCGTATAACATTCAGCAAGTGTATCAACATTACCATCCCTATGTATTCTCTTTAAACTGACAGTAATACCCTGTCCGCCTGCTGTTAACATCCAAGTCTTAAACCTGGTGATAATACAACCGTGTAGTAAAGATACAGGTATATATATTCTTTTAGGTGTACTTGCCCCGCTGTAAAAGTAAGCATGATTTTCAGTAAATCCTCCACATTCTTGATCATTTATCCAACCAAATAACGGTGGTGAACAATACCCTGTAGAAAAATTTTGACGATTGTAATACAACCATTTCCCAATATAATTCGTCCCATCATAATAACAATCAGCAACATACCGATGAGTTTCACCTGCATCATACCAGCCATTTTTAGCATCGCTCCAGGTTGGTGCTGTCGTTGTCCAAACAGGCACAAATGTCGTACCGTCAATATAGATATAGTTAATGTTTCCACTCGATGGAGAACCTGTAATTGCTTCCTCAGATTCAAAACCATACAAAGCGCCCGATATCTCAAAATAAGAACCTTCGGCTATTGCCGGTAGGGAATTATTGCCGTAATTTGTAAGGCTTATTCCATTATAGCCTTTACGTTGTTTTTCGATTGTTGTTAGTAATTCCGTCCAGTTAGAACCGCCGATTGCATAATCCGATATTTTTGTCGCCGCCATCAGAACACCTCTCTAAATGATAATATTCCGTTCCATGCATATGCAACGAGATGGTTCAATGACAGATTGTCATTTAGTTTTGCATACACAGGAACGAGTTTATCTGTATTGTTTTCATCCGGCACAAGGATAACCGGTTTAACAAGTTTAATGTCCTCGATCATTGTTACTACATTTTTCCGTACCGTATCCGTCCAGTACGGGTATTTGAAATTATATAACTTGTAGATAATTCCTTCATCACCGAACGCCTGCCCGGTAATCGAGTATTCTACCGAGGAAGTATCCTCATACGATAACGGAAAATCTTTTGACGGTTGATCGGCGAATTCTAAATAAGTTCCTAAAAATAACCGCCCTATCTCTAAATAAGTATCCGGGTTTGAATCATCCGCCAAACTAAACCGCCAAAACCTGTATTCGGCAGAATTAAAAGTCTCGATCATAATATCTGAATCGTAACTAAATGTTTCGTCAAGTGACGGCGATCCCCAGCTATCCGTAGCGTTTCCCTGTATCTTATACGTCCCACCATTTGTTAGATTATGCCCTAATATACAAGCCCCCGTTGCAGTTATAGTGTTCCCACTGCCGGCATCAATTTTAACCCATTCAGAAGTATCATCCGTAGACCTGTACACTTTAGCTAATTGATAATCCTGTACGTTTGCGACCGGATAATAGCTGTCCTCACTGTTCGCCGATAACGTATATTTATCGAGCTCATTCTTCCAGAATATCCTCATCTAACCGCCCTCGGCGCAATTCTCAGTTGTCCGTTTTCTGTCCATTTCGTGATAACACCCTGTAACTTTTTACCATCAAGGTACACATTAACAATATTTGACAACCCCTGCCCTGAATTCATCTCATTAAGGAGCGCTTGATTGGTCGTTACGACCTCTTTAGGAATAACCATCTCGCCCGGTTCTAACATAGCCGGTACAACATCGCCACCGCCATAACCGGGTATCTGATACCCGCCTTGTGCATAGATATAACCGCCTTGCTGTAATCCTGATACCGCCCCCGATACAGCACTGGCAATAGCTTCGGCTTGAGATATTATAGCGGGCATTATTTCTTTAATCTGATTTATATATTGTGTAGGATCAGCCCCTGTCATAATAGCCTGTGAAATATTATCAATAATCGGTTGTAATTGCGTTGTTATTATTGTTTGTTGTATCAAAGCGTCTATCATTGCCTTCATGATACTTTCTTTAACCGATTTCCCTATAGCTTCTCCTAATGCCACCTCATCACCCGTTTCCATAAATTCAACAATAGCTTGTGACATTCCACCTGCCATTGAATCAATAAGTTTATTTCGTATCTTATACCATTCATCAGCCAATTCATCAAAATCAGGTATGAGTTCTACGCCTTTATGTAGAGTTTTTCTAAATTCGAGATATGCTTCCTGTGCATCTGTCAATTCTTCTGTAACACCGAATATCGCCTCTTTTAACGCCTGAAAAAAAGATGTAACTAAACCAATAAGGTCACCCGATGCAAGATTACTCATTATATCCATCATTGCATTAGCTGCCTTATTATTTCCTTTTAGCGCATCAGTCACCTGGTTTATAGCATCTTGATAACTTACTCTAAAATATTCAGCAAGAGTTTTAGTAACTTCTTCTGCTTCTTCAGATGTTTTCTTATAAATACCAAGTGTTCCTATAATAGTATGGAAAGCTCCAGTAGTTCCATAAATCGCTGTTGTTTCTTCATCAGCAGCTTCAGTTGCATTTTCTGTTGCTTCAATTTGCTCTACTATAGCATTGGTAAAAAATGCTGCATCAAGCCCAGCTAATGCCATTTGATCACGCCATGTTAATATGATTTCTACTTCATCCTTAAGGGCGTCACTTCTATCTTTAATTGCTTCTTTCCCTTCCCTCGCTTTTTCCATATTAAGTAGTAAACTATGTATAACTTTACCTCGTGTTTCTATCTCATTCTCCATTGCAGCTATCATATCATAGATACTACTTGTTTCGGTTTTAAGACTTCCAAGCGTTGAAGTCGTTACTTCTAATTCAGCTTGTTTTTTTAATTTTTTTAATTCATGAAGCGCAACATCTTGCTCTGCTTGTAATAATTGTATTCTTGTTAATTTAATCGTACCTTCCATTTCTTTATTTATAAGTTTATATGCTTCCCGTAAATCATTTTTCTGTTCAATCCAATCTTTAGTAGCTGTCACCATTCTGGTTATTACAGGCAACATTGGCTCCATTCTATTGACTATGACTCGTCCCATTTCTTCTTTCAGGTCGCCAAACGCTGCTGTCAATATTTCAGTTTGTCCTTTCCATGTTTTACCCATTGCCCTGGCCACACCGCCGATTTCAAGCTCCAATTCATCCAATATCACCCGCTGAGCGGACATGATATCGTTTTGTTCCATGAAAAGTTCAATTGATTTTTTCTGTTCTTCGCTAAAAGATATGCCAATTCGTTTTAATCTTCCAACCCCAGCAATGGGATCATTCAGGGCCGTACCCAGCTGTATTACAGATTGCTGTAAATCTTGCCCAAACATTTTTGACATATTCGCGGCGGCTTCAAGTGCATCTGGGAAGGTTTCTGTGGCAATATTCGTAAATGTGGTCATTATACCGGCAGCGGCAATCGTCAATTCATCACCGATTCCGGTAGCATTTTGCATCTCTTTTGCAAAATTATGTAATGCAGTTTGTGTAAGTTCGCTATATCGACCAGTCGCTTTTAATGCGGCTGTTAATTTTGTTTCTGCTTGTTCTTGTTTTCCATAAGCCTCAGTAAGATTCTTAACAACCTTGATAGCACCATAGACAGCAGCCACCGCAGCGCCTATCTCTGCACCATAGCTTTTAACAGCTTTTGTTAATCCACCAACACCTTTTTTTGCGGATGACAGCCCTGGCTTTGTCTTATCTTTTGCGGTAATAGCTATTTCAGCACTGCTAAATTGTGCCATGCCTTTTCCTTATCTGCGACAAGTCTCTATTCTGTTCCTTGATTATTGCCGACCTGATAATATTATAGATCTCCATGTATTTCCAGTCCTGATCATGATACCCGCCCTCACCTGGTAACACTTGCATATCCCGCATATAACAATATGATTCTATCCACCAGTACCATCTTATGTATTGAAAATATTGTTTTGTGCCATAAGGAAAGTTGTATCCGTGATACACCCATTGCGTAACCTGTTCTATTTCTCTTTGTTCTTCTCGGCTAAAGGGCGATTGAATTCCCGTATCTCATCCTGTAGATACTGAATCAATTCCGGGCATCGCTCGTCTATTTCATCGATAAATTGTTCATCCCATTTCTCAAATGGAAAATCATCATCGACCACCACACCGTTCAATAGTTCAATCTTTCTCGCTTCTGTAAACCATTCAGTATTTTTTATCTCAATCGTATTTCCTTCACCGCCCCCAGTTCCCGAAACACCTGTACTTAATTCCTGCCCCTTCATCATAAGAGCGATAACTTCATTTCTCTTTTTCGTTGTTAAATGTTTTATCTTGATCTTTACCGGTTCTGTTGCCGATGGGATATACTCCGATATATCAACTTCTTTTGTTTCTGACATCTTGATATTATCGACATTGTATTTCATATTAAAAGCCTCCATTCATTATTTATCATTGTTATGCTGACCACTTAGTACTTTGTGCATCTCTGTGCGTAATCTTGACAAAATTAGTAGCATCATACACGGCTTCAAAATTAACGGTAAATGGTATCCTGTCCCTTGAGCTCAATACCGGCGGATCACCCATGATATGCACTTTCGGTATATCCACCGTCAAAGTGTAGTAATACCCGGCTTCGATCTCTTCTATACTCGTTATCGTTAATGTTAGTTGTTTCTGGGTATTATCAAGGTAAGCGTCCCTTAAAGCGTCTGAATCGGTTGTCCATTCTAATTCCATCGATCCGGTCAACGTCCCGCCCTGTTTGTAAGCGTGTGACCGGTTTCGACTGCCATTCAGGACAAACCCGCCATCAACATCAAGATTGTTACCATACGTGAAATTAAAGCTATTCACATACGCAACATCGCTCGTATCAATAGCAAGCGAACCCTGATGAAACATATACGGTATTTTGCTACTCGGTGATAGCGGTGATAGTTCCTGCGCTGTTTGATCGTCTAGTTCCGATTTTCCGACAATCTCAAAATCAGCAGTAACAAGTGATCCCTTTGCCGCCGTCAATGTCATGTTGTTAACTGTACATCCAGCATAGATACAACAGGTGATATCCCGCTCGATCTCAAGAGTAAAACTCCCAAGGTCTGTATCCGTGCCTGCCGGCGTAAAATCATGGTCATAAGCAGTAAGTCTCATCAACCTGTGCCGGATCAGCTTCCGCACCCAAAGCCATATACAGAAGTAACCCGATATTATCAGGATTCAGCACCATCGAGAATGTACCGCTTATATCCTCAATCCCTTTATAGTACTTGTAGTTGTTTCTCGATCCCATGAGGAATCCTGCTTCTAACTTTTCCACGTTATTCCGCACATCTGCATTCAGTAACTCGATGAACGTGTCTACTGTTACAGCAGTACCCCAGGTTGTTTCTTTACCAATCCCTGCTCTTCCCGCTGCTCCTATTCCTAATGGCATTTTAACCCTCCTCTACTTTTGATAATTTCGAATATTGTTGCAATTTACAACCAATAATTTTCAAACTAGAATCTTCTACAATAACCGAAAATCTTTTATTACATAGAATATCTGTTATTGTAGCAAGAAGAGATATAAGTGAGACACCCTCATTCTCTTTATCATAATTTGCTAATCCCAATTCTGGATATTTCTCCTCTAGTTCTCTCAACTGTTCTTTTTTATTTCCCACCGGAAAAAGTGTATTGAAATCTTTATAGTTTGTATTCAACAACTCAAATAACTTGCTGAATAATTCTTCAAGATATTTTTCTTTTTCTGACATCATGGACTCCTTTATTTTTGATTGTTTTTGCTTCCTCCTCAATAAGTTCAATTTTATCCTTAACTTCTTCATAGTCCTCATCCGGCATATTGATAATCTCACCCGGCTTTTTACATATCACTCTGTGCGCCTTCGTAATAAACGGTTCTTTTGTTTTAACTCTTTTCATTTTATTCTTCCCTTTTATCCTTCCTTATTTTTCTTAGTACCTAAGTTTTTTTCTTAGTATACCTAAGTTTTTTCTTAGTAAACTAAGTTTTATGGGCTGCCATATACATAATGATATCCGATTACAAATTCATAATCGAATATGATATTGTAACTGTCTTCACCCTGGTACACTGTTATTCTGCGGGGTATAGTATAATTCGCATTACTGTCTCGCTCTTCATCGACCGCCATTATAATTTCAATATCTTCTGCAAAATTATTCAACGCTTCTTCCAGCCCGCTTTTTGCATATACAACCCCTCTGATTACCAGATTCAACGTTGATAATACATATTGCCCTGATAAACTAATTGTCTCTGTTTCTTTGTCGTCCGATGTCCAGAACACCATAGCCGCCGGTTTCTGATTCGGTAACAGCTTGTTCCAATCGTTGACTTCCCGCGTAACAAGCCCTATATCATTATTATAACCTTGAGATTTTTTTATTCCACCTAATGTCGTCACAACATTATCGAGTATATCTTCTCTTTTACTCAATTATCTCATCCCTTTATTTAACCTGTTCAAATATTCCCGCATCTCTTTCTTTAATTCTCTCAAGAATATCCCCCACCATTTATCACGATGGTTCTCTCTTGCTGGCACCAAGAACGGCCTCGGCTTTCCTTTGCGTCCGTGAAATTCCCAATATGCCGGGTAATTAAACCCACCCGGCGATACGACATTAGTCCCGACATATCCTCTTATTTCATTCCCCTTTACCTCAACCTTTGAACTGATAGAGCTGCGCAATCTGCCAGTAGCAACCGCTAACCTGTCAGGTCTAGGACCACGCAAGTAATTTTCCTGACTAATCCCTGCGATTGTTTGTGCCACTACCATCATCGGCCTTTCAACGATTTTCGGGATATGTCGCATTATTTTACTTAATGCTCTCTGAACCTCTTCATCATCAATCTTTATTCTTATATCAGCCATTTTTTACCATTTTCTTTTATATCTTTCCAATATCCTCAATGCACTTTTCGGTATATCTGTCGTTTCTACCGTAACAGAACCCCCGCCCATTGTACGGGTTGTAACACCGAACCGGTTTTCTTCGGTATTCTTGAAATAATACGCTATCACTTCCAAACACGCCTGCTGCAGGTCATTCGGTATCGATGTATATCCTGCTGTATATTCCACTTTCAGATTCCGAATACCGACCTGAAACGTTCCACCATCATACACGATTTTATACGCAAGCCCGTCCGGAAGTATAGCAAGGTCATCACTATCTATCAGTGTATCACTGCCATACGTTCTATCAAGGTCATCATATACCGCTGTTATCTCTGTTATCGGGTATTCATTTGTTATTATACTGTTTGTACCATCTCCGCTGTAGTATTCTGTTAATTCCCGGCTCTTCAGTTTTCGGTCGGTATATAGATTACAAAATGCACTTGCACTATTAATATAATACGTCAATATCTTCTGCTGCTCAGCATCGCCTGTATTACCATTGACAAATGCATTAACAGTATCAAGATCGACAAGGTTATTATCAGTATCTATTGACGGATTAAAAGCCATTATTTTATACCCTTGTTTATATCCTTATTTTATACCCTTATTTTATACCCTTATTCTTTGTTCTTCTTATCATCTTATCTTCAGGCGTTTTCGCCATCTTATCAACTTTACCACTTTCCCTGATTTCTACTTTCAGCAGGTTTATCTTTTCCTTTATCTTCTCGATTTCATCCGCAACCTTTTTCCTGTAATTGACAACATCATTTTCTGTCTTAATTTCCTCAACAAGTTTTCTCAAGTTCATTTTACTCCCCTTCTCTTTCTTTTCTTTGTTTTCTTTGTTTTTTCTTCTGATTCTTCCGCGTATTTACGATACTTTTTTTGATAGATTTCTATCGATGGCTCGCCTCTCTCATACAATACCATCAATCTCGGTTTCCCATCCTGATAAAACAATATATGCCCTTCTGTTTCACCGTGCCCACAACAGCTTTCAGCAGTTACCAATCCGCATTCATTCAAAGCATTAATAATTGGCGCAATACATCTGTCGATCATAACGCCTCTTCCTAATACATTACACTTTACTGTATCGCCACGTTCACACATATTAACCTCTCAAACAGGGGATAGGGTGGGCGGGAGGCACACCCACCCTTTTAGGAACCCCCTTGCCACCATTACTTATTGATGTAAGCAAACAACATGTTCATGATCTTACTGTTTCTGTTGGTCGTACTCGCTGTAAGGGTTATCTGGTGCGATGCATTATCAGCAGCAACACCGAATATCCTGTACTTTGCGCCCGATGCAACAGCTTTCGCAAGATTGGTACTGTGGGTAATCGCTTTCGTTGACACCGATGCAATCGTGTTAAATTCCCATGAACCATCGGTGCACTGATATGCCACAATATCATTTTGCGCTGCCGCATTCCCAGCAGGATCAAGTGGGGTATTGGTAACATTAATCACCTTTTGTCCAGACGCTGCCGCCGCACTTGCTGTGTTCCTCGATCCATGCGCTGTCGAATCTGTTACAACTTCATACGCCAGCAACGCAAGCCTTTTACCGTTCTGTCCCTGAATCTCTTCAGTGATCGCCGTACCCGCATTTTCTGTGTGATAATCAACAGTTACAAATCCTGAAATGTAAGCTCCATAATCACTCATTTTTCTTTACCTCTTTTGTTTTGATGGGGTAGTATCGGGGGCTATCAGCCCCCTCAACCCTGCGAATTAACAATTCGCTCATCTAATATTAACTTGCCGCCGTTTCGAGTACCGCAAAAGCCTCTTCTACAGCAACAACAAAACCTGCCCGAATCCGGAACCTCAAGAAAATCTGGTCATAGTCTACGTTCCGAATCGTGTCACGATACACCTTAAACTCCATTCCAACCCTCTCGCCATGCGCAACATACTTTGGATTACCGAGAATCAGAAATGGAGTATCTGTTGCATCGCTCGAACTGCCCGGCATCTGGTCGCTGATAATATACGGGCGATTCCAGATAGTCGCCGGTACGCCATCTGCCGCCTTCTGATAGATATACTCTCCGTCATCCGTCCGTAATTTCCGAAGGATGTTAAAGGTATACCTGCTCATAATCCAGACAGCATTAACAAGCGCACCTTCTCCACCAGCCGTTGAGATATCATTTTCCATGTCGATCAAATCGTCAAGTTCAACATCAGCAAAAGATGTCTTGCCTGCCGCCATGTTCCTGATCGAACATCCGCTATCATAAGCAATCCCGGTAAACGGTGATGCATTTGAATAAAGCACCTGCTTGTCAAACTCTTGCGCCCATGCCTCGCCGAACAACATCTGAAAATACTGTACAAGATTCACGATTGAATCTTCCTCAAGTTCCTCAGTCCATGTCATCCATGCGGCGCAGGTTTTCGCCGATAATGTTTCCTGTCCGACGGTCGGATTGGTTTCACTCTTAGCCGTTGTTTCATCGCTCGGCCATGCAAGAGTAATCCCTGTTCCACCAGTAGGTAGATACATTGTCCTCGCCGGCATCGGTATTGTCGTAACCTTACCCATCATCTGGCTTGTCTGTCCGGCAATTCTCATCACTTCACTGTACCATTCAGAAGGTACAAGATACGATCCAGTTGTTGCATCACCACGCAACACCGTACCGAGCGCTGCCTTCTGCTGTTCGTCACTCATACCGATAAACTTATTCCAATCGTCCTTGTCATCCCACGGATCACCTTTTCGAGAAAATCGACCGCCGTATTTCTCAATACCGAGCATGTCGTTCCTCATAGCCGCCATTAGAAATCTACCGTTTTTCTGTGGCGGTTTGATTATAAGGTGATCATCTTTTTCCTTTGTCGCTTTCTCGATGATCTCTGCGATTGTCTTGTTCAATGCCTCAACTTCAGCATCTTTCTTTTGCTGATAGTCATCATGTCCTTTCTGCATTTCCTCAATGACATTCCAGAGGTCTTCAGTTGTCGCATTTTCACCTTTCTTTCGCATGTCCTCGATCATTGCGAAAATGTTTTTATTTTCTTCACCCATTTTTACCATCTCCTGTTTTTAAGATTGTCGTTAGCGTTGCAGGCTCTTTGAACAATAACCCTATTTTATTCTGTTTTTCCGCAGCTTTGTCGGATGTACTATCTGCTTTATCATCCACTGCCAGAATACTGTAATACTTACCCTTCTCAAGCCTACTCTGCCATTTCATTTCATTTTCTTTCAATACTTCTTTCAGCTCTTCTTTCAACTTTTCAATGTCATTCTTGATTTCATTTTTCAATACATCGATTTCGTTCAATAGAATGTTATACGGGTCGTTTTCAATTTCCTCTATACTCTTCAATGGTGCAGGTTCAGCATCAAAATCATCCCTGATATGTTTCGCTACATGATTATATACCCCTTTTCTGTCAGCGCTTGGAATATTCGCTCCACCTCTTGCGCCGTTTAGAACAGCAATAGCAGCTGCGCAGGCCCTGAACACAACCGGGTGTTGTCCACTTGCTTTGTGATGAGGAAACTTATAACTTGATTTTATGTCCGGATTTTCACTATCCATCCAGGCACACATTACTTTAAGGTCATCGACATCGGCCTTTGAAACTTCAGCCCCCGCATCCCACTCGGCATCTCTAGGTGCTTTCGGTGTTCCCCCGCTGTGAGCACCCGCATAACTTATCACTCGTTTATTTATTACATCTGTTAGATATTGCGCCGGATCACCACTGTAATCTTTTACCGCTTTCGTTTCTGCCGATTTTACCGTCATTAATGCGTTCGGATTCGATCCCACGTTCACGATAGACAATTCGTAAAGTTCAGCCTTATTCGTTACTACTCTTGGCTTCTTCTTTTTATTATTATCTTCCATTTCCGGGTATTCTCTTTCTACCGGCATATACCCTACAGATACAGCCTTCAGAACCCCATCATCTACCAATCCGTGTATCGTATCGGCAAGTTCGTAAATACCGGGCGAAGCGAATCGAACCTTTTTAGCAACAAGTTTCCCATCTTCTGTTACAACTTTCCCGACAACACCAATTCCCGGAATATCGTGCCGGTGTCCCCATAACAGGATATTGTTTGACTTGTAGTTTTTAACATCCCATCCGTCTACTTTTATTATTTCACCATCCCGGTCAATGGTCTCATCACTCATTATAAAGTTATATTCGTTCTCACCTGTTTTTTTAATCTCACATTTAACTAATGCTTTCTCTATTTTAGACATTTTAATTTTCCCCTTTTTCTCTCTTTTTCTCTTTTTCTATTCTTCAGTAATTGGTACTGCTATACACCTGCAATTAATGACTTCTGCCGGATCACCCGCCGGATCATGCGGATACTGTAATCCATTGTCAAAATACTCATCTACCGACCGCACCTGTCCCTCAAGCATAATATGACTATCACGTACATTCGAATCAAGGCTTGTTGTCCACCGATGTTTCTCTATTCCCGTTTCTTTCATTGTATCGTATCTCGCCTGATTCATAGCTCCATTTATCTCAGTACGGGCAATGGTTTTTGCCCGATTCCTCGCATTATTCATTACCCCTCTCGCCGCTTCTGCCAGCTTTCCTGCAACCGTGTCATACGCCAAACCTTCTCGCAATCCCTCTTTGAGTATAGGTTGCATTGTCGTCAACAACTGTTCTCGTACCGTTTCGTTTATTTCTTTTATCGCCCTGATTCTTTTCGACAACGAATCCATTGCCCGTACATTTGTCAAACCGAATGTTGTCTCGATACCAACTGATTCAATTCCCAAACCATAGGCTTTTTCAAAACTATCTCTACTTATTTCTTGTATTATAGCATCATATTCCGCTGAAAACAATAATTCATTTATATCATAACTCCCCGCTTTTATAGCCTTTTTGAGAATACCCTTTTCACCAAGTATTTTACTCAACACATCCTGCCTTATTTTGTAAAAGTAATCCTGTAGTTTTTTGGCATATTCATTCTCAATCGGTGTTACCTTGCGTATTAACCGTTTCCATATCTTCTTGCCTTCCGTATATCCCCTGTCAAATATTTTTTCTTTAGTCTCTTTAGTCTCCGTGGTCTCTTTCAGTTTCTCTGGCTTTTCCGGTTTTTCTAAACCCTCACTATTTTGTCTACTATCTTGCTGTATCTGTAGTGCTTCTGAACCATCCCCTGATATCGGCATCATGTTTCCTGTCGTCCACCACTGATCCCGCCATGGCTTATCTTCAAATCCTAATTGTAATCGTTCATTAATCTCATTCGCCGTAAACCCCATTTGCCATAACAACCGGGCATGTTTGATTTTCTCTGTCAGGTTTTCTTTTAATGCCTCGACCTGCTCAAGGTCGAACCGCCCCGTTATCCCCGTCAGCTTTTCTCTGCCAAAGAAATCAGTCCTTAATGTATCCTCTACCATTTTCATTTTTGGTATGAGATTATTTTCGTATAGTTGTACTCTCTGTTCTTTAATGTTTGATTTTATAGATGCGTATTCTAAAACTTGACATAACGCCGGCGGAACCATCAACACCGCAAATACTTCTTCTCTCGCCCATTTCCTTTGATTGATATACTCAATGTCTTTCTGCGCAAGTGATATCTGTTCATACTTCGCACCATGACTCACCACCGCCATTATCCCGGTACGTTTCAGTCCTCGACGCTTCTTCATCCACCGTAATTCAAGAGCATCCTTTTCCCTGTCGGTAATCGTTTCTGAAGGTGTCGTGAGAACACCGCTAGGTGTCGCCTGGTTATTGAAGAAGTAATAGTTGAAAGCTGCCGCCGCATAATCGATATGTAACCCAAGCATTGCCGCCGTTAATGGTGACAGCCCCCTAAATCGATTGTACGGGTTATAATATTTGAATTGTATTATATCTATCGGGTCGATAAAATCTTTATTTCCTCTAACAGGCTCATAAACCCATTGTACGATTTCACCATCCCGTACAATTTCCCGCATATAATCAGGTTCTAATATCCTTATTCTCGTTGGTGTCCGCCCTGTTAAATCACTACGAATTATCCGCCAGAATACTTCGCCCCTCAACGATAACCACAACGGTATACTCTCAATCAAAGCATATCGATTGTAATAAGGCGCAACGTTGTTAAACAATCGCCACAACCACATATATTGACCGCTTTCCTCAATCTCATTCTCACCGTTATACAATTTAAAAGGCACTTGCGCCATATTGATTGCCATAACCTGTATCGCGGCAAATACCCATGAATTGTCAAGGTACGGGTCTTGTATTCTAATATACTGCGGATAATCCTCTTCACTCGCCAAACTCAAGAAATGCAGAAATGTATCATCCTGCGGCATAACCGTTGCTACCTGATTCCAGCCTGCGCCAATAGCCTTTATTGCTTTCTCATCATTCCTTTTAACTTCTTTGCTTTCTGAACCCCTGAATATTGTCATCAATTTATCTTTTATTCCCATATTTCTGCCTTGCTATAATTAAATATATATACCATGCGATCTCTCGTTATCGAGCTCCATAACCATGTATCTCAATGCATCAGGTCCGTGGTCATCAACTTTTAATGGCTCTTCTTTTACGGGCTTTCCTTCTTTTCGCTCTGTCCATCGATACATACCCATTTCCCTTTTCAGATTTGCACAATCCCTGAATATCATCAACCGGGGTTTCCCGTCCTTCCGAACCTTTAATCTTTCCGCTACCTTCTGTATGCCGATTTGTACATCCTTCTGCGCCGGCCTTGTATTGATTCCGTATTTTTTCAATTCCGCATTATCCTGAGCGTCATGGTCAGCAACACTGAATATATATTCTCGAGGATGTTTTCCCTTCTCATCCTTCCAGCCATCTTGATACGCCGTCCTGTGTAACTTCTTTGCATGTTCCCTGATCAGTACCTGATTTTTGTAATATTCCCGATAGATGTATAATCTACCATCAGGATCAACAGCCCCCCACAATGCAACAAATGGATTCGTATATCCCCAGTCAATACCAATTACCCGTTGCCACTCATCGGGTATCTTAAAAGGATCGACAAGGTGTATTTCCGGATTCCAATCCTCATACACAAGCCCTTCAGCAGCAACCCATAACCCTTTGATTCTCCGGTCATACCATACACCGCTGGGTGTCGATTTTTTAAGATTCTCTATATACTCACCAGTTAGAAACGTGTTATCCTCTAACTGAAAATGCCATGCCTTTATTCGCTCCCGACCGGTTTGTAATTTCTCACCCGACCGATTGATATAATTAATCTTTATCGGATGTTCAGGATAATCCGGGTTCATATCCCAGAATATCCTGTACCCATCACCGCTCGTTCTGTCAAACGCCTCGTTTATCGTATTCGTGTTCTGCAGTGTTACCTCAGTACCGTACCATCCATACGAGGTCAACCCCGTCATGTGTTTGTAACTATCGCCTTTGTCAGCACCAAAACAGTTTACTCTATTGCCATACAGCTCGAAACGATTATGCTGATCTAACCTTAATCTTATCCCCCATCTTTCAGACCACGGCTTTATAACGTTTCTTTCAATCGATCCTATCGTATAACCGGTGATAATATAATCAACATGTTCATAGCGTTTCTCGGCTATATGTATGTTGAACAGGTCGATATTGATAATTGTCTTCCCAGACCGAACCGCACCCTCGCATATTGTAATAAGCGGCTTATGCCTGTTTTCATACCGGATGATCTGTTTCTGTTTTTCTGTATAATCCACATCAATTTATTCTTTATTTAATATTCCTGAACGCTTCAATTGCTTCCTCAAGTTTATCGTTGATTTCTATTCTTTGAGTAGGCATACCATCGATATACTGCATTACTAACTTTACGCACGTTGGATCACCTTTAATTGCACGTTTAATTACAGTATTAGCAAAAATCTCAAGGTAGGTCTTTTTCAGTCGGTTAATTCGAGGATCACCTTTTACAAACTGTCTCGGCATGTTACAACCTTGTTTGTTTCATACTGTTTATTAATTGTTTTACTGATACTACTATTAGTATATAACAATATAATAATAATGGCAACAATTTTATCGGCTGAATAGATATTAAAATAGCCCGCTACCTTTAATTGACAGCGGGCTTTTGAGTACGCTACTACTACATCTTCTACTACATCTTCTTCCTCAAGTAAAGGCTCCTTCCCCCTTTAGTTGTATTTCAACAGGCGTTGGTCACCGACACAGCGTTAATCCTGTTGTTTATTATTTCTCCCAACCCAAAATTTTACTGGTTTGTACGTGTTTGGCATCGCCAACTTCATCCCGCCGTTTTGACATCACTTTATTGTAATATTCTCCTATTTCACCTTGAAAAAATGGGTCTCCTATAGGAGCAAATCTCCAATGGCTTAGCAATTGTCCATATGATGCATTATCAATCCATTCCTTCATTTCATCTTTTGTCATTTTTCATCTCCCTTAATATAACAATCTCATCACATACCGTATGATTCCGCAAAAATACGCTGATACGCAGGAATTGGTATTTCATTTTTTATCTCGCAATCTCTACATATAAACATTATAAATTCTCCATTCAAAAAGATTATATTCGTTACATAACGACCATTAGTTTGACTGCCATCAGAAATATCCGCATTTTTCCATTACATCAGAACTTGCGTTCATAAGAATTACTAATTGTTTAGCGCAATCATCAATGAATGGTGAATATGATTCGTCTACGTCTGATAGTTTGTCTTGTTTCTTTTTCATTTTTGCCTCCAATATTCAATCTCTATTTACAATGCTTTAAAATATTCTGACCATGCTTCATCCATTTCCTTCTTAGTTCTAAAAGAAGTAATAAAACTCGTCGAATACCACCGTTTGTGATTATTTTTTCTACGCATCCACGGCCAAATCCACCCAACACAATCTCCTTTATAATCAAACCAAATACCTAATCTATCAAACTTTATTTTTCTCATTTCTTATGCCTCCGCTCCCATGTAAATTGTATAAACCAATGGAAGACATGTCTGCCATTTACGATACTGTTGTTTATGTCCAGCAATCTATAAATTTCATCTATTCTAGCCCATGCAATTCAGAATTATCTCGTTCTGCAATAAGTTTAAATTCATATATATCTGTTACATTGCTTCGGTCTAAAATCATTCTCTGTATGTCATAGCTGTCGTATCCAGGCAATAAATAGTTATCTTCCTTAATTTTTCTTCCTTCATCACTTTCAACTGTAATGTTAATTAATATTCTCATTTTTTATATCCTCCATTAAAAAATAAGCCCCACGGCAGGATTCACACCGTCACCATGCTACCTGCACACGATTTTGTATACGTGACCGGGCAGACCGGACAATAACCCGTGCTGTACTCTGGCACTCTCACAAAATGGGTATCAATGAGCACCAGGGCATTGAGCCACGTGGAGCTTGACTCCTGCAGCGTTCGTTACGTCTAACGAACCCCGAGCTCTTTCTGCACATGGCAGATGAGCTTTGCGACAGGCAGGATTCGAACCTGCAATACGTGTTTCGCTTTTCCAAGGCTTGATACAAGCCAGTCCCGATA